AAGAGACAGGATTCACGTCGGCAACACCGTGGACGACTCCGCTGGCTGCATCCTCGTTGGCCTTGAGCGGGCCGACCACGAAATGCGCATCATGCAGTCCAGGGCGGCGTTGGAGCTCGTCATGGCAAATCTGCAAGGCCACGACGGGTTCACTCTGACCGTCAGCGGCGGGGAGGGTTAGGGCATGTCCGACTTCTGGCTGTGTGTGGTTGGCATTGTCGCGCTTACGTTAGGCGCCGGAATTTCCGTGGGCATGTACTGCGGGCCGTGGTGGGGCGTTCTGGCCGGTGCGGTGTCGTTCATCGTGACGTTCTGCGCCTCCGTGGCGTGGATCGTCAGCAACGCAAGGATCACGGGCTAGTCCATGGGACTGCTCGGAATCGACTCCATCACCGGCCTTGTAGACACGCTCGTCAAGCGTTTCTGGCCCAACAAGGAACTCGCGCAGCAGAACACGCACGCCGAGGCCATGGGCCAGCAGGCCACCAACACGGCAGAAGCCCAGACTAGCGGTGGTGGGGGTGCCATCGGTCTGCTTAAGTCCTGGCGGGGGTTCGTCGGCTGGGCCTGCGGGTGCTCTATCGTTTGGCAATTTGCCATGCGCCCGCTGCTGATCGGTCTATTCCCCGGCCACAACTTCCCCGGCTATTCAGCCGAGGAAATGACCATGCTGGGCCGCATCCTGCTCGGCATGCTGGGGCTGGGGGGGTAACGATGTCCGAGTCCGAAGTCGAGCGCTTGGCCCGCCTTGAAGCCCGCATGGACCAGTGCATGGAACTTGCCGCTGTCGTGTCCGAACTCAAGTCGGCGTTGGACCAGTTTAAGGGCGGCTACAAGGCCGCATACGCGCTTATGGCGCTTGCTGGGGCTGTCGGAGGCGCTGTCATGAAGTTTATCCCCTGGGGAGCGAAGTAGCCCATGGCCTTGACCAAACGGCGCAAGCGCTTCGCGCAAGAATACATCGTGGACCTGGTTGGGTCCGACGCGGCCGTTCGTGCGGGGTTCAGCGAGAGCCGGGCAAAGCAGACGGCCTACGAACTCCTGAACGACCCCGATGTCCAGGCCTACGTGGCGAAGCTCCAGGCTGAGAGGTCTAAGCGGTGCGAGGTCACGGCAGACATGGTGCTGGACGAGTACGCCAAGCTGGCCTTTCTCGACCCTCGACAGTTCTTCGACGAGAACGGCAACCTGCTCGACGTGCACAAGCTCCCCCCCGACGTGGCCGCCGCTCTGGCCGGGATGGACGTGGTGATGGAGCGCATGGGCGAAGACGAGAAGGGCAAGCCCGTGTACGCCGCGGTGCGCAAGATCAAGTTCGTGGACAAGAAGGGCGCTCTGGATAGCGTGGCCAGGTGTCTTGGGATGTTCAAGGACAAGATGGATCACACCTCCTCGGACGGGAGCATGACTCCCACGGTGATCGAACGGAGGATCGTTGACAACGCTCACGATTGATACTCCTCGGTGGGCGGTCCCGCTGCTCGGCCCCAGGCGCTACAAAGGCGCGAAGGGCGGCCGCGGCAGTGGCAAGTCCCACTTCTTTGCCGAAGCCCTTGTCGAGGATCACATCGTTGACCGCGACCTCAAGTCTGTTTGCATCCGCGAAATCCAGAAGTCTCTAACCTTCTCGGCCAAGATGCTGCTGGAAGGCAAGATCAGAAGTCTTGGGGTGCCGCACCTCTTTCACATCACGGACAACCTGATACGGCGCAAGGGTGGCCACGGGCTCATCATATTCCAGGGCATGCAGGACCACACGGCGGATTCCATTAAGTCGCTGGAGGGCTTCGGCCGGGCCTGGTGCGAAGAGGCTCAGAACCTTTCCGACCGTTCTCTTGAGCTTTTGCTCCCGACAATTCGTGAGCCCAAATCCGAGCTTTGGTTCTCGTGGAATCCGGAAGTTGAAACCGACCCGGTAGAGCGCCTTTTCGACATCGAAGATCCGGACATGGCCTGCGTCCATGTGAACTACACGGACAACCCTTTCCTCCCCGACGAGCTGCGCGACCAGGCCAGAAGGCACCTCGAGCGCTGGCCGGAAACCTTTGATCACGTTTGGCTCGGCGCATTCAACAAGCTCTCCGATGCACAGATTTTCAAGGGCCGCTGGCGCGTGGATGAGTTCGAAACTCCGACCAACGCGCGGTTCTTCCATGGTGCCGACTGGGGCTTCAGCCAGGACCCGACCGTGCTCATGCGCTCATTCGTCCAGGGCAACAGTCTGATGATCGACCAGGAGGCCTATGGCGTCGGGGTGGAACTCGACGAGATGGCCCAGCTGTTCGACTCAATCCCCACGGCGCGCAAGTGGCCCATCAAGGCGGACAACGCGCGGCCCGAGACGATCAGCCACATGAAGCGCAAGGGCTTCAACATCGGGCCAGCCGACAAGTGGGCGGGCAGTGTTGCGGACGGTCTGGCCATCCTGAAGAGCTTTGACGAGATCGTGATTCACGCGCGCTGCAAGCACATGATCGAAGAGGCCCGGCTCTACTCCTACAAGGTCGACAAGCAGAATGGCGACATCCTGCCCATCATCATCGACGCCTGGAACCACTGTTGGGATGCCATCCGCTACGGCATGGACGGCTACATCAAGGGCCGCGCGCCCCTCAACATTTCGCCTGACGCCCTGAAGAGGAGGCCCCGCGCATGAGAAAGCCACCCGTGGGAACACCTCGCCCTTCTGCCGTGCGCAAGGCGCTGAAGATCAAGGAAGGGGCTGTCAACAAGGCCATGCCCCTGGCCATCGATGCGGAGAAGTCCTACATGCCGCCCTTGACTCTGGCCACCCCGGGCGGGAACGCCGATGCGTCCGTGATGGCGATGGACGCATCCCTGGCCGACCTGGGCATCTTCGGACTGGTGGGGCAGAGCCTCGCGGCCATGTATGGCGTGCCGCAGTTCATTGGCTATCCGGCCCTGTCGAACCTCTCTCAGAACGGCTTAATCCGCGCAGGCGTCGATTCCGTGGCCGACGAAATGACGCGCAAATGGCTGGAGCTCCAGACCTCTGGAGAAGACGACAACGCCGAGATGCTGACCGAGCTGACCAATGAGCTCGAACGCATCAGGGCTCGACAGAATTTCAACGACGGGGCGAACAAGACCGGCTATTTTGGCGGCTGCCTGATCTACATCGACCTGGGCGAAACGAGCGACGAGGAATTGCTGCAGCCGCTGGTTCTCGATGCGGCCAAGGTGAGCAAGGGAAGCTTGAAGCGCCTGGTGGTGGTCGAGCCCATCAACCTGTACCCCGGCAAATACAACTCGCACGACCCGCTGGCCCCGGACTACTTCACGCCGTCCACCTGGCGCGTGCTGGGCAAAGAGATCCACGCCAGCCGCTTCCTTTACTTCGCGGCCAACGTGCCGCCGCTGCTGCTGCGCCCGGCCTACAACTTCTTTGGCATCCCCATGGCCCAGGTCGTCCTGGACTACGTGACGGGCTTCACCGGAAACCGCGAGAGCGCGTCGAAGCTCCTGAACAAGTTCAGCACGCTCGTCTGGTCCACCAACATGGAGGCGTTCCTACAGGGCAACTCCGGGCCGGACCAGATCGACACCCGCGCGGCCTATGCCGCCCAGCAGATGAGCAATGACGGAATTCTGCTGCTCGACAAAGAACTGGAGAGCATCGAGAAGATCAACACTCCCCTGTCCGGCGTGACCGACATTGTGCAGATGTCCCTAGAACTGCTCTCGGCCATCTTCCGCATTCCAGCCGTCAAGCTCTTCGGCATCAGCCCCAAGGGCTTCAACGCGACCGGCGATGCCGACATGCGCAACTGGTACGACCACATCTCCAGCCAGCAAGAGAAGATCTTCGGCGCCCCGATGGAGCGCTTGCTCAAGCTGGTGCAGCTGAACCTTTACGGGGTGGTTGACGAGAGCATCACCTTCCGCTGGCTGCCCCTGTGGGAAAATGACCCGACCCAGGCCGCGGCCATCCGCAAGAGCGACGCCGATACCACGGCTATCTACCTGGACCGCCAGGTGGTGAGCGTCGAGGAAGCCCGTCAGAAACTGGCCCAGGATGAGGAAAGCGGCTGGGAAGGTCTTGATCTGTCCGCTGTGCCAGAGCCGCCCCTTGACGCCGAGGAAGACCAGGAGCCCGGCCAGGATCCGCAGGGGGTGACAAATGCCCCGTAAGCGCCGCGCCCTGCCGCCCAACACCAAGGCCGCTCGTGCAGTCCAGCCGAACGCCGGGGTTGCCGCCGCGTACCGCAAGCACCTGCTCGCGCTCATCAGTGACATGCACAAGGCCACCCTCGCAGCGGTGCAGTCCACCTATCGTGCGAACGCCCCCGAACTGGCCCAGGACAAGAGCCCGGCGCGCAGCCTCGAAAGCAGCATCCTGAAGCAGCTCAAGCGCTGGCGCAAGGACTTCGATGGCCGGGCCGACTCCCTGGCGAAGTGGTTCGCCGAGCAGACGGACTTGAACGCCTCCAACGCCCTGCGCAAGTCCCTGGCCGACGCCATGGGCATCACGGTCAAGTTCAAGCTGTCTCCGGCGGTGACGGACATTTTGGATTCCATCGTGGTCGAGAACGTGAGCCTCATCAAGTCCATTCCGGAGCAGTATTTCACCGACGTCCAAGGCGAGGTCATGCGCAGCGTGCAGGCCGGGCGCGACCTGGGCGACCTCACGGACAGCCTGCAAGAGCGCTTCGGCGTCACCAAGTCCCGCGCCGAACTCATCGCGCGCGACCAGAACGCCAAGGCCACGGAAAGCATCAACCGCGCACGCCAGCAGGACTTGGGCATCACGCAGGCGGTCTGGGTCCACTCTGGCGCCGGGAAGCATCCGCGCGAGAGCCACGTGCAGGCAGACGGGAAGGTCTACGACCTGGCCGAGGGCTGCAAGATCGACGGGCAGTTCGTCTTCCCGGGTCAGCTCATCAACTGCCGCTGCGTGTCCTCGCCGGTCATCGCCGCCTTCAACGACTAGGGAGCCGACATGAAGACAAGCATCGCTTTTGATTCCGCCAGCGCCCGCACTACGGACGCGAACGGCTTCCTGCATGTCGCACAGAGCAACATCAGCAAGGAGACCGTCAACCCCTACTACGGGCGCGAAATCCCCGGCTGGGACAAGGAGGGCCTGGACCCGGACAAGATCTACAACGGCTACCGCCCCGGCCCGGAACTCGCCCGCGCCGCCTCGACGTTCAACGGCCTGCCGATCCTGCTCGACCACAAGGTCGAGAGCGCGGATGCCCCGCAAAAGGATTTGCGTGTTGGCAGCATGGGCACGGACGCCGTGTACGAGGCACCCTACCTCAAGAACTCGCTGATCTTCACGGACCATGAAGCGATCAAGGCCATCGAGAGCAAGGCAAGGTTCGAGCTCTCCAGCGCCTACCGCTACGAGCCTGTGTTCGAGCCCGGCGAGTTCGAGGGGCAGAAGTACGATTTCAGGATGACCAACATCCAAGGCAACCATCTCGCCCTCGTGGAAGAGGGCCGGGCCGGTTCAGACGTGGTTGTGGCGGATCAGCAACTCAAACCCAACGGAGAAACGACCATGAACAAGTACAAGAAGGCTCTGCTGGCCGGAGCCGCGAAGCTGCGCTCTCTGGCCATGGACGCCGCTCTCGACCCCGAGAAGGTTGAGACCGCCGCTCTCGACATCCTGGAGGCAGTCCAGGCCGCCGAAGGTGCTCCTGCCGACCCTGCCAAGCCCGAAGGCCAGGACGAAGACCCGAAGGCCAAGGTCGCCGCCATGGTGAACGCCCTGAAGATCGATGACGCCGAGAAGCAGGCGCTGCTCGCCGCCATCGAAAGCATGGGCATGGACGATGACCCCGAGCCGAAGCCTGAACCGGCCAAGGACTCGGATGAGCCTGCCCCCAAGAACGACGACAAGAAGGACGCGGCGGCTCCGGCCATGGACCGCGCGGCCGTGCTTCAGGACATCAAAGCCACCCTGAAGGCCAAGGAAGAGGCCGAGGGCCTGTGCGGCAAGATCGTCGTGGACATCGCCACGGACAGCGCCGAGGACATCTACGGCAAGGCTCTGACCCTGAAGGGCATCGACATCAAGGATCACCCGAAGAGCGCCTACCGCTCCATGGTCCAGATGCTGGCAGCCCAGGACAAGGCCAAGGCCAGTCCCCCGGCCATGGACAGCCGACCGGCCTCCGGCGACCTGAAGGGCACCCCCTTCGCGCATCTCGCCACCATCAAGATCGGCCAGTAGCCGACGAGGAGAAACAAGATGATCCAGAATCAGGTCCAGACCTACCCGTCGAAGGCCGTCCCCGGCGACCGTGCCAGCGGCAACCCCGTTGTCTACAAGGTCCCGACCCCGCAGGCGTCCGGTAACGTCCTCGTGGGTTCCTTCGTGTTCGCCATGCCGGACGGCGATCCCACCACCGTGAAGCAGACCACCAGCAACGCCAGCAACGCCGGAGTCATGGGCTTTGTCGAGCGCGTGCAGACCAACATCAACTACGCGCCCCTGACCTCCGCCACCCTGGTTGTGCCCGATGGCGACAACGTCACCGTGGCCGCCAAGGGCGATTTCTACTGCAAGAGCCTCACCACGGCCACCGTGGGCCAGAAGGTGTTCGCCCAGACCACCGCGGGCGGCGGCATCAAGACCGGCGCAGCAGGGGCCACCATCAGCGACTACGTGGAAACCGACTTCTCCGTGAAGGTCGGCGCGGCCATCGGCGAAATCGTCACCATCAGCAACTGGTAGGAGCAAGCAACATGAAGCGCAATCAGATCACCTTCGAGCAGGCCGCCGCCTACGGGTTCGTGTTCCCCGGCGCCCGCGCCTGGATCACCCAGGAAGACATGCCGCGCCTGGCCATGGACGCCGCGCTGGTGTCTACCCCCAACGCTGGCGTGCCCGTGGAACTCCTCATGTACTTCGACCCCACGGTCATCGAGGTTCTCACCGCTCCCAGACGTGCGCGTGAGATTTTCCCCGAAACCAAGAAGGGCGACTGGACCACCCCGGCGGCCAAGTTCCGTGTCATGGAAACGACCGGCAACACCCAGCCCTACAGCGACTATTCCGACAACGGAAACGCTGACGTCAACTACAACTTCCCACTGCGCGAGAACTACGTCTTTGAGACCGTGATTCGCTACGGTGACCTGGAACAGGCCGTCACCGCCGAGGCCAAGATCAACCTGGCCGCCGACAAGCAGCGCGCCGCCGCCAACATCATCGACGTGGACGCCAACCGCTTCTGCTTCCTGGGTGTGGCGGGCAAGGCCATTTACGGCATCCTGAACGACCCCAACCTGACCGCCGCCATCGCCCCCGCTGCGACCGGCACCAGTTCCTCGCGCCTGTGGTCGGCGAAGACCACCAAGCTGCGCTACGACGACATCC